CTTTTACAGTACAAGGAGAAGTACGGAAACTCTGTTAAGGTATTCAACAAGGAGGAATATTGGGAAAAAACAGATACAGTTGATAGTTTTAAGAGTATGAAGACTGTATTGTATGCTCGTAATGCTATATGGGATATAGCAAGGGAATGTGGCTATGAATATTTCCGAGTATTTGATGATGACTATACAACATTCAATTTTAGATGGCCACAAGGATGAAAGCTAAAGGCTAAGAACATAACGAACTTAGACTACATATTAGATTGTATGCTTGAGTTTTATAAGAAGACACCATTTAAAAGTATAGCTATGTGACAAGCATGAGACTTTATAGGATGAGTATGAAATGCATTAGTGAAATGACCTAAGAGGAAAGTAATGAATAGCTTTTTACTATCACAACAAAGGAGATTCTGGTATAGATGAACAATGAATGATGATGTGACTACTTATACCTACTATGGAGTAAAATGAGATTTATTCTTAACAGTACAAAAGGTAGCACTAATTCAATGATTAACACAGCAAAATGCAGGATGATTAACAGACATTTATCTAGATAGATGAACCTATGTAAAATCATTCTATACAGTAATAGTAGCACCAAGTTGTTGTAAGATATGTACTATGGGAAATGTAAATAGAAGAATACATCATAAGATGCTATACACTTATGCCTTCCCTATGATTTTATCTGAGAAATGGAAGAAGTAATGACCAAGATAAAGAAATTCTGAAGCTTATATAACGAGGCAGTAGAGGACTTATGTTTGTATAATAACAGATTAGATACTTATGGTCAATGATGCTCTCATAATTGTTCTTATTGTTATGCAAGAGCTTTATTAGACTTTAGATGACTACGACATCCAGAAAATCCAAAATTCATAGACCTAAAAGAGGCATACAAAATAATAGCAAAACAGATACCAGATTGACAGGTAACAAGGCTATGATGAATGACAGATTGTTTCCAACCTGTAGAGAAAATTCACAAGATAACTTATAATGTACTAAAAGCATTTAACTACTATAGAAAGCCATATCTATTGTTAACAAAATCAGATTTAATAGCTACTGATGAGTACTTAGAAGTATTAGATAAAGATTTAGCTCATATACAAATCACATTAACAACAACTGATGATGAATTATGTGCTAAATATGAGAAAGCACCAAAACCAAGTGATAGAATAAAGGCAATAGAAAAACTACAAAGATTGTGATACGATGTACAAATAAGACTAAGTCCATTTATACCATGATTAGCATACCCTAAAGAATTCAATAAGATAAAGTGTGATAAAATGCTTATAGAATTTCTAAGGGTAAATCATTGGATAAAGAAATGGTTTGGAGAGTTTATTGATGATAAAGACTATCCATTATCTTATCAAGGCTATAGACATATGAGCTTTGAGAGAAAAAAAGAACTAATAAAAGAGTTTAAAATAAAAGAAATCACTGTATGTGACTTCGACCATAAACATCTCAATTATTGGAAAAAGGAATTTAATCCAAATCCTAATGATTGTTGTAACTTAAGATGAATTTATCCTAACCCTAAGAAAAATGAAAAATAAATATGACCGACCAGCTCTTAAGCTTGAATTCTTTCAAAGTGACTATGATGAAGCCAAGGTTTTTATGGAGTCAAAATTTGGTCAATGAAAGCGAAATTGAACTATGAACAAGAATACCAGGTGATGGCAAAAGGACAAAATAGAATATAAAAACAAAATATTAGAAAAAGCATTAATGGATAATGCTAACAAACAGGCTAAGTGATTAGAGATACCAATGGAGCAGTTATCTATAGCGAAGAAGAATGCTGTGATTAAAGTAATAAAACAAATGATGGATAAGGATTTAGACCTAGTGGATTTAGAAAGAACTATAAAGATAATAAGAACAGAGATGTGACTACCTACTACTTATTCAAAGAATGAGAACATGAATACAGAGAAAATAGAGTGAATTCACATAGTTATGTGATGAAATCTTATTGACAGTAACAAAAACATTGAAAATAATGCCTAGTAGTTGAGAACTGGGAAAAGGCAAAGTTGCTCCGTAGGGAAAACGGACTTAGAAAATAGGCTCAGATTTTATTTCTAACAAAATGTCAAGTGTACTATGCCAAAGATAAAAATTGCTGAAACAATAACTGTTAAGCAAAAGGAGTACAAGAATGCTGAACTGGTACTCTGTGAATTTATGGCAACACAAGATTACGATGAAGAAAATCCACCTAGATACAAAGATTTTAACCTGCAGGAGTTTCACGACTTCGTGGCAGATAAGATAGAAGCTTTAGACCCTAATTATGATAGATACCAATGACAAAGATGAAGATACCTAAGATGACACTAAATGAGGTATATAAGAACTTTAAAGATGACCTAGTTAAGTGTGTGAAATATCATAGGAGGAATAGGCCAGATAAAGTTAAAGAGTATTTCTGAACAGATAACTGGGAGGAAATAAATAATCAATTGGTGAAAATCTGTAATACATTTTCTACAGTACAAAGGATACAGATAGAGGGTGTAATAGCAGATTTACATAGATTTTATATTTTACCAACAGAGTGATGACAGAAGAAATCAAAAAAGCCATTGAAGAAAAAATCAAAGAGCTTGAATGGAGAAACAACATTAGAAGCTTAGAGATGATTGAATGGCTTAAAGAATTAATGGCTAAGGTTCCTGAAGAAAAAAAGGAAGAACCTAAGAAAGAGGTAAAGGTAGAGATACCTGAAACACCTAAGAAGAAAATCTCTTTTAGTAAGAAAAAGTAGATGTTTATTGAGTTTGTCCCCACAGAAAAACAAGCAGAGGCTTTAACCTACTGGATGGATGACACTACAACAGAAATCTGATTTGGTTGAGCTGCAGGATGAGCAAAGTCTTGGTTATGAGTATTTGCCATCTTTTCTGCTTGTTTGGAATTGCCTTGAAGTAGATGGGTAATATGAAGAAAGGAATTAATAAACCTAAGGAGAACAACATTAGCAACTTATTGGAAGATGTTAAAGTTCTATAATATACCAAAAGAGTGGCGATGAGAACTTAATGGACAGACTAATACTATTAAATTTCCAAATGGTAGTGAGATATTATTACTAGATTGTGCAGCACAAACATCGGATACAGAATGGACTAGGTTTTGAAGTCTGGAACTTACAGGAGCATTTATAGATGAAGCAAACGAAGTAGATGCTAAAGGTATAGCTATGCTAAAGACTAGGATAGGAAGACAAAACACATTTACAATTGTGGATAGTTTAACAGGTGAAGAAAAAACCATAAAGAAATGTCCTAAGTTTCTAGAGTGTTTCAATCCTAACAAATGACATGTATACAACGACTATTATAAACCACGAAAGGATGGAACTTTACCACCTCATAGGAAATTTGTAAGGGCAACTGTATGAGATAATCCATATATACCAGAAAGCTATATACAGCAATTGGAAAGGAGTGATGAGATAACGAAACAAAGACTATTGTATGGAAACTTTGACTACGATGATACACCAGGAAAGCTATTTAGATGGGATGAAATAGCAGACTTATTTACAGCCAATATAGAACCAGACAATACGACTTATATAAGTTGTGATGTGGCAAGGCTATGAGAAGATAAGACTATAATTATAGTGCGAAAATGACTAAAAGGAGTAGAAGTAAGAACATATCAATGACAAACTACAGACCAAACTGTAGCGGTGATAAAAGATTTAGAAAGTTATTACAATTGTAGGAGGAGTAATATTTGTATAGATAGTGATGGAGTATGAGGATGAGTAGCAGACCAACTAAGAGGATGTGTTAACTTTGTAAATAATAGCAGTCCTATAAAACAGGCTGATGAGGTAAGAAATTTCTCTAACCTAAAGACACAATGCTATTTTAAGTTGAAGTATCTTATGGAGAAAAGGAATATGCGTATAGATACCTCAGGGGAGATTAAGGAGAGAATAGAAAATGAACTAGATAATATATTGATAAAGGATGTGGATAATGACAATAAGATTAAGTTGGAAAGCAAGGAAGATATGAAGAAAAGATTATGACATTCACCAGACTATGCTGATGCTATAATGATGCGTATGTACTGGGAACTAACTAAATCTACTTCACCTATAACTAAAACAGACGTTATAAGAATAAATTTTGATGATATGTTATATTAGTTTTTTGTTGCTTTTTGAATTTTCAGAATATAATACAATTTGAATTTATATTACATACTAGGTATGAACAAATCAGGAATACTAAATCAAATCCAAAGAGAATATGCTTTAGGGCTAAACTATGTTAGACCTGTAAGGATTAGATACAGGGACAGAATTATGAAACGAAACCCACAAACAAAGAATGGTGGGAAAATAATCAACATCAACATGATAGGGAACTACATAGATACTCTTATCGCTAGTTTCTTTACTAACGGAGTTAAGTGTAAGTTCGTATCAAGAACAGGATGGATTTGAGAGGAAGAGGCAGAGAACTTAAACGCCGTAGCAGAGTTCGATGAAAGGGAATGAGCAACACAGCAGCTTAAATACCAAGTAGAACAAGACAGCCTTTTCTTTGGAGTTGGTATCCTAAACAAAACTTGATTTGACCACGATACTTTATGTAACACTTGGAAAGCTATAAATCCACTTAGTTGGATACCAGACCCATTACCAACACAGACAGGACAATTCGATTGAAAGAACTACAGATTTCATGGATTCTGTATGCTAACAAATATCCACGATGTTAAGAATATGTATGATAAAAGAGCCTTGAATAGATGGTTTGCTAAGATGTACAACATGGAAAGCGAATTAACAAGAGAGGCTTATTCAAATAAAGCAGGTACAGGACCAATCATAGTGGATGAAATCACAGACAATATGGCCTTAGATATCTATGTACATTATACAATAATAGATGGAAGAAAATGGAAGTTTGTATGTAGCTCAGATATTAGTGAGATATTCTATAAGGAGGAATTACAACCAGTAACTAAAGAAGAAAAACTAGACCCAAGTTTGATACCATGGCCTATTATGCTTAACTACT